TCCCTTTGTTCACACCTTTATGAGGCAATGGCATTTCAGGATGTTCAGCTAAACATCACTGATCTCATCCTTGCCCATAAACTCCGTAAGAATCACTATAGGCAACTCAAGCAGCAGTCGGTATCATACCCTGCTTACGCAGGTGTTTCCTGACGGCAGCCACGTTCCATTTGTAGCTGTCCCTGGACATCGTGCCGGGAAATGCCGCGAAATGAGGCCCTAGCTTCAAGGTGCCGTCATCTCGGTACTGGAACAGGGTCTTCTTGTCGATACCAAGAAGCTGTTCTGCTTGCTGGACCGATACCCAGCCGGGGTGCTTAGCCATTGGAGTGGCAGTGATTGCTCATATAACCTAACGCGAGTCAAGAGCCTGTCAACGCTTTTAAACAAAGTTTTATCTCTTTGTTTTGTCGGGAGAGATATGTGGGGAAATTAGAATAAATTAACGGCAATTGAAGAGCATGTTTTGCAGCCAGCACGAGCCCCTCGCCCTGCTAGTTGAAATCACGCCCAAACTTGCAAAGAAACGTTTCAGAGAAAGTATATATCAAGCCTGGGATTACAAATGTGGTTATTGCGGAGGAGATGCAACAAGTCTCGATCACATCATCCCTCGTTTTAAATCAGGTTGTTCCAATCGCTATAACTTAGTTCCCGCTTGTTGTAAATGTAACGCAAATAAAGCATCAGCTGATATGGAAACCTGGTACAAACAACAAACTTTCTTTAGTCAAGATAAACTAAATACAATAAGAGCCTGGATGCAACCAGGGAATGTAAACTTAATTGACATACAAGAATACAAGGCAGCGTCATGATTCGCTTTAGTGTTTCCAAGGGTTTATTGCGCCCGGCTTTACCAGAAGACGCGTCGCGAAAAGAGATTTATGTGGCGGAAACAATTGCAACACGACTAAATAAAATTCAAGGCTCTAATGGCGACTATAAAGCCTTAATGCAAGGCATTGACAAGATTTTACTACCTGACGCAAAAAATTTTATTGACACAGAAACAATACAACAAATTGAAGATTTTTATGAAAAAGCTTCTGGCATAACACCATGGGATTCAGAAAAAATAGGTAAAGGCCCTGATGAATTTGATGCAAAGTTTTATGCAGGCTTAGTTCCTGAGGAAGTTGAGAAATGGAATGACGCTCAGAAATCTATTACATTTGCAGGGAAAAAAATTGCAGATGCCGATGTAACAAAACAGTACAAAACTTTAGATGATTTTTTAAATAGGCACTATACCCAAACAGGTTTCTCGGGAGGATTACCTGGTAAAAAACGAGAATTTGCATCATACTTAATGCCAACAGAGACACTGCGTCCACCTACTGATAGAGAAAAGCAGATCTTAAGGGAGACACTACTTGGCGGCTCTTCAGAGGAAGGCGGTTCTCCAATAGAACGTGCTACTCAAAAATATGTAGACAAACAAGGAGAACAAGCCTTTGGCGCTCTGTCTGCTGACGCATTAAAGCAAACATTAGATAATTACAGCAAGGTTATGAAACAGGATCAAATGGGTTCCTTGCTGAAAGGCATGGGGCTTACTGATCCAAACAGTGTTAAACAAAACATTAAAGATTCTATTCTCGGTGATTTAGGATCTGGCGGATTTCTAGGGTTTGGTCAGGGCCTTTCAAAAGCACTAGATAAAAGCCTTGGCATGGGCACATCCGTCAAATATAACTGGGAAAAATGGTTTGACGAAACATTGACCCAGCGCTATGAAAACATGAAAGAAATACAGGATCCTACGGATGCTGAAAAAGCCTATCAACTTGAAAAGCAATTTGCTTCTGATTTTGTTAATAAATATCTCAAGCCACGCTTTGATAATTCGAAATCAATTTCAGAATTTATTAGCTACATGGATGTAAAAGAAGACGAGCAGAATGTTCTTCAGACTCAGCTCGTCTCTAGTAGTCTTAAAGATACCGCAAAACGACAAGCAGAAGCTTTTTTATATGAGTTAGGAAGAAAAACAGAAGCCAGAGGTTTTGATCCTGATTTTTATTTTGATCCCGATATTCTTAGCGGTACAGATGTTCAAGACAAAAAAGAAGCCTATACAGCGCAGAAAGAAGATGTTAATAAAGCCTGGGAGAACAGGAATTCAGACCTTCCTGCAGGAGGTGGCACAGCAGATGGGGCGAAAACCTGGAAAAGACTTGCTTACGAATACGGACTGGATGTCAACAATAAAGCTGATTTTGCGAGATTACATTACGCAGTCATTGGGGCAAACAAAAGATATGACGGCATAGCAGATACTTATACATCAAGAGATCTTCAAAATTTTATTAAAAATGATTTAGCAAAAGTATTGGAAAACGAGAAAGCTTCTTTTTCTAACCCAGTCTTTTTGGATTTTGTTTCATCAGAATCCAAAACGCAAGAACTTGTAGATAAATTAAACCTAGACAATCTACCTGCCGAATATATAGAGAAGTTCAAAGAGTTGGGTATTAATACCAATGAGACTCCTGTTGAGCAAGTCAAAGAATATTTGGCAGAGTTTTTGAGGACAGATCCTGCTTCTGCAATTAGACAACAAATTCGCATCTTAAACGAAGAAAGAATTAAACCTACACAAGAAGAGTTGGGGGTAGGCTATATACAACGTGATGAGGATGAAAAACCAGTAGCTCCAGCAGGAGGAACTGCGTTATTCAATGTGTTTAAAAAAGCAGGATACAACGGATCCGAGAATGAATTTTATAGAGACTTTTTTCCAGATGCTACAGAAGAAGACAAAGCACTTGGAAAAGTTGATGGAAAACTAGGAAAAAATTTTAACGCTCAGAATCTCCTTGGCTTTTCCATGCCTGACATGTCTGATCCTTTTGCAGCGATGGCTTCTATTGGCAGCATGTTTGAAGATACGTCTTCACAAGATATAGAACTACCCACCAAACAAAATTACTTCAACATTTTTTCAGAAGAAAAAGATGAAGGTGCGCCTTCGTACTTTAAAATAAAAGGTAATACAAAGACCAGCAAAGTACCTTCTCCTCAAGATTTTCTTAGTGACTTTGGTTCTGTCTTCGGTTAAGAGTAATGTCAGAGAAAAGAAAAAAAGCAGCCAAGGCCGCAAAGATTGCCAAGGACTCAATGCCTTGTAATAAACCTCAGCGCACCCCTGGACACAAGACCAAGTCTCATGTTGTGAAAGCATGCGAGGGAGGCGAAGAAAAGATCATCCGTTTTGGCCAGCAGGGTGTTGAGGGCGCTGGTAAAAATCCGCAGAGCGCCAAGGATAAAGCACGCAAGAAGTCCTATTACGCTCGACATAACGCCCAGGATCCCAACCCCGACAAAATGTCAGCACGGTACTGGTCGCATAAAGTGAAGTGGATCATTATAAGTGGTATACTTTCTTCAGAGTTGCTTGCCACATGCCTGGGTCACGGTGGAATTATGTTGACGTAGTCTGCACAGATTGCGGAAAAAACTCGTCTATTCGGATTGACCAATACAATAGGAAAGGTGGAGCATGGACTTGTCGATCCTGTAAATATAAGGGGAGAATAAATCAGCGAAAGGGAACGGGAGTGAAGAATGATGCAGATCTATTAAGGACACGCAATAGTTATTACAGGGCAAAGCGTCGCTGCAAGACAGGTCATAACGGTTATTACACAGACGTTGAATTTCGATTTGAATCTTTAGAAGAGTTGGTTGCTGAAATTGGGATTAGGCCAGAAGGTATGTCGCTTGACCGTATTGACAACCTGGGGCACTACGAGCCAGGGAATGTCAGATGGGCTACGCACAAAGAGCAATGCAATAATAGAAGAAAGAAAGGTACAGTTCAAAAGTAAAAGGTGAAATGGTGATGGAATTAGCAGGTAGACACATGCAAACGGTTGACGGGCTTTCAATTGATACGTCTTTACAACCAGCATTCCGGATGGAACCAGGGTATGTTCCCGAGGTTTTTCCAAGCCAACAGAAGATGCAGGCATTAGCTCTCGGAACAAAAAACCCAAGTCTGCAAAGAGCATTGTTGGATTTTCAATATCCCTTTAGAGTTGAAGACCTGATGAACTCGGGTTTTTCCAAAGAAATAAAACAAGCTGTGCTTCAGGCTGCTTCCCGCTAAACTGCGTAGGCTGATTACCTACCAGCATGGCAAAACCCAAGTCAAGCTCTATTCTCATTGAGTCCAAGCCCAAGAAGACACGTCAAGGTGACGGGAAACATTCCCGCCCCAATCACGGACGTAAACTTTCCCGAGGCCAAGGTAAGTAAATTTTATGTATATTGGGAGTACTAATTGATACTCCTATGTCGGATCTTTCGCATGCGGTTAATTTAATCCGTAAATACGAAGGGTATAGCGAAAAGGCATACCCAGATCCGGCAACTGGCGAGGAACCTTATACCATCGGGTTTGGGACTCAGTTCTATCCCGATGGTTCTCCCGTCAAGCGTGGCCAATGCTGTACACGTGAGAAGGCCTTGGAGTATCTCTTCCATGAGATCAACGTTATTGACAACCAACTAGCAAAGCTGAACCTGGGCCTCGACAACAGCATGCGTCAGGCCTTAATCTCGTTCGTTCATTCAGTTGGCTGGGATCCCTTCTTGTACAGCCATGTGATTGACTGCATCGAAGCCGAAGATTTCTGTGGTGCCACCCAGGAAATGGGGCATTGGATCTTTGATGAAGATCACAATGTCATCGGCGGACTCCTGGATCGTCGCCGAGAAGAAATCAATTTGTTCCTCCAGGAGATCGATGCCAATCCCTGGTCCTCTACAGAGATTTTGTTAACAGCATTCCGTAACTACAGCGCTGCTCCCCATGAGGTGCGTGCAGTTCGGGAATTGGAAGAACGTATCAGCCCTTACATCCTGTCCGAATTTGCCAACTCTTTTCGCATTGATGAGAGTAAGTGGGACGAATTTCTAGACCAAGAACTCGATTTGCTGTTTAATAGCTAGGATTAGAATAATTGCAACGAGCAAATGCAGAGCGGAATGGAGAGGTCAGTCGAACCACGGGAATTTGAACTCCCCCTGGAACTGCAATTCGCCATGCGTAAGGCTGAACTCCAATCCCAGGAGATGACATGGGAAGAACTGCGTTACGCCCTGCTCAGTCTCTATCACCAACGCATGATGGAGTGGCACGCTATCAAAGACATCATGGCGTCTGAAAACATTGAGATCGACTGGGATCATCCCACCGATCTAGAATTAGCCGAACTCGCCGCCGCATGCATGAGTGACGACGACGAGTATGACGAAGACGATGACGAGCTTCAGCCGTTCTGAGCTTCTGTAAACGTCAAGAGACGATCAAGGTACCACTGGGCTTTGGCAAGGTCAGTCTTGCCGCCTTTGTGACGCCAACGCCATAAATACTTAACACAATTTCCGCGCAGATAGCCTTGGTACTCCTCTGCAGTTAATTGCGCTTCAATAGCCTCAATACACTCGATACCGCCACCATCTGTGTAATGGGGCGGATGGTTGACCTGATCTTCTTTGATAACAGGCGTTTCTTCCTTGACGGCCCAGGGCACAGGACATACTCCCCCTGGGCAATCACTTACTTTTTCTATCGGAGCAAACCACGACGTTTTGCTGACAGCATCTGCTCCTCCTCGTCCGGTTCCTCCAGTTCCAATACCAGAGTCTTGGGTTTCGGAGATGCTCCCATCGCCAGCCCCTCCTCCATCGAGGGAATGTAGCCCGTCATTCCAGGACGTGCCCCCTCGAGATTCAACGGATTCCTTTCGAGCCCCTGTTCGCATGCAACTAAACCGCGATTATACATATCGTACAGCGGAACGTCGTTTTCTGTGTTGTCTAGAGGGGCGCCAAATGTTTCCTCATCAAGACAACGACACTTCAGTTCGTCTTGAACAAAGCTATCCAAAAAGCCTGCGGCAGAATGCATCACGGCGGGTACTTGATTTACTTCTCCTACAATAATAAGATGGCAAATATCTTCAGGCCTACATACGATCCTGGACGAGACTCTGGTACTTCCGGAGCTGAAGTATCCGACTTGCGTCCAGAGCAGGCGTATGACACTGATATGCGCCGTCTTCCAGAAGACGAAAGAGGTTCTGCTGCATCCGTTAATCGCAAACAAGATCGTGTTGCGAAATTTATGAAGGCAGCTCGCAGTGCTGGTGAATACCAAAAACGTGCTTTAGTCCGTGAACCGACTAGCGCAACACTTGGTGATTCTGGTGGGCGTGCCGGGTCTGTTGGCTACGCCCGTAAACCAGTTGAGCAATTTGGTAAACCCTTCGGTTAGACCTGGGAGAAGACCACGTTATTCGGTTGGTCTTGATACTTACCCTTCCGGTCTTGGTACGTAGTGTGACAAGGATTGCCGCGATAGAACAACAGTTGCGTGATCCCCTCATTCGCATAGATGCGGTTGAAGAGGCCAGTGCAATTGCTGATCTCAAGCGTCAGGTAACCTTCCCAACCACTTTCGGCAGGCGTGATATTAACCAGGATGCCTGATCGGGCATACGTCGATTTACCAACCGCAACAACAGTGACATCCCTGGGGAGCTTCAGACGTTCTTGCGCAACGCCAAGGCAGTAACCATACGGAGGCAGCAGGAAGTATTGTCCGCGTTCGTCCTCCAGCAGCTCAGAAGGCTTCAGGATGTCAGGATCAAAGTCTTTTGGGTCGCAATCACCAGCTTGTACCTTGCCAAAAATCAAGCATTGCTTGGGAGAAAGGCGGATGTCATAGCCGTATGAACTAAGGCCATAACTTAAGAGTTTCCGTTCACCATCTTTGTTAATCAGGTGATCTACAAACGGAGAGATCATCTCCTCTTCTTCAGCAAGTTTTTTGATTTCCCAATCGGCCAGGACGCTCATAGATCCTTGTAATCGTCCTTCAGTATACAGAATTCACGCAAGAATATGCCCGCGTTCCTCATAGATATCGATAAATCGTTGCGTAGCGTCAGCCGTCATATCAGTCGGCGGTAAGTAGACAACAAACGAAGTGCACGTCTGACGGCGCGAAAATTTCTTTCCGTCATACTCCTGCAAAACAGGCCTGGTGCGCAGGATGCACATCGGAAAACTAAAGATCTTGGGCTCGTAACGAATCATGTCAGGGCAGTTGCTGAAATACAAGCCCTGCTCTATTTCACCAGAGATCCAAGCATGGTACATACGCCGAAACCACACAGCATGGGACGATGTCAATGACACCGCAGAAGCCCTTGTTTTTTTCCAACGGGAATTCTTCTTATCCCAAAAGTACATACCCGCTGGCGGGAACAGGTAAACCTTCCCGTACCACTGCTGCGCATTCAATCCATCATCCGATGGTGTATAGAAATTTTCCGCGCCGACAAATTCATTGGCAACCTTGGAGCTAGCGACATCTAGCGTGATGCCACCCATCAGTTCGTTTGCTGCCAGAACCAAATCAGTACTAGTGATTAGCTCGATACCTTCCCGTCGATTTGACGTACGCTGAAGACCCTCGTTGCTCATTGCTCAGACACTTTGTTGTAATCAATTTCCATATAGCGAATGCCGTC